CGTTGAACTTCGTAAAGCTCTCCGCAAGTTCACACCTGATCTAGCAAAAGAAACCCAAAAAGAAATTAAGACAGCAATCAGACCAATTAGCCAATCGGCTAAAGGTTATGTTCCTGATCGCGGAGAAGTTTTAAGTGGATGGTTGCCACGACAAATGTCAGAAGGCACATTTCCGACTTTTAATCCTTCCGAGGTAAGATCACGCATCGGCTTCAAGACAAGTCCATCAAAGGCTAACTCAAGAGGATTTAGATCTCTAGCTCAAGTTTTCAATAAGAGCCGAGCAGGATCAATCTATGAACGAATGGGTAAGTTAAATCCTGACAGTCGATTCGTTATGAACCAAGATGGCAAGTTTCGTGCACCTCTTAAAGGCAAGGATCGCATGCAAGGTCGATTGCTTTATCGTGCCTATGATGAAAACAACGGCAAGGCTAGACAAGGCGTTCTTAAAGCCATTTCATCTGCTGCTACAAAACTTAATCAACGAGCAACAGTGAGAGGCTAATCATGGCAAATGTAGTCATTGATATTGCAGCGGAGTTCACAGGCAACAAAGCCTTTAAGCAAGCGGATAGCGCGACAACAACTCTTACTAAGAATGTTAAAAAACTTGCTGGAGCAGTAGGTCTTGCCTATAGCACTCAAGCTATTGTTAATTTTGGCAAGGCAGCAGTTAAAGCCTTTGCAGAAGATGAAGCTGCTGCACTAAGACTTAATCGAGCAGTTGAGAATCTAGGCATTGGTTTTGCCAATCCTGCAATCAGTAAGTACATAGCAGCTCTAGAGAAATCTGCTGGTGTTGCCGATGACATTCTTCGTCCTGCGTTTCAGGGTCTATTAACCACGACTGGCTCATTGACCCAATCTCAAAAACTTCTTAACGATGCGATCACAATTAGCCGAGCATCTGGCATTGACTTAGCAACTGTTACCGAGGATCTTGGTAAGGGTTACATCGGAGTTACCAGAGGTCTGCTCAAATACAATACAGGTTTGACAAAGGCAGAGCTTCAGTCTAAATCGTTTAATGAAATTCTTGGCGTTATTCTAAAGCGTTCAGCTGGTGCAGCAGAAGATTATCTAGACACTACTGCCTATAAGTTCGACATCCTAAGTGTTGCATCAAGTAATGCATCTGAAATTATTGGTGGCAGCTTAGTCGATGCCTTTGCTCTTATTGGTGGTGGTACAGAAGCCAGCGATGCCGCTGCTGCTATCGAGACCATCGCAACTGCCTTAAGCAAGATCATTGTTCAGTCTGGCCGCACTATTGGCGTAATTCCTACTCTGATAAAAAACCTTAAGAATCTTGGTAAAAACATATTCTTTGGTTTTGCAGGTGCTCAGTTTGGCGTAAATGTAACGCCACCTGCTGATAAAAAGGAAGAAGCTAAACTAACGCTGACTGAGAAAAAGCAGCAAGAACTTTTAGCAAAACTTGAAAAAGAATCGCTTAAGCGCGAGAAGGAAAGACTAGCTTTGCTCAATAAGCAGAATGCAGCTAAGAAACTGCAAGGTGTTATTGATAAAGCGAATCTCGCTCTTGGCAAAGGCAAAGATGTCTTTGATCTTGACCAGATCCAAGTTGCAGCAGCACTTACCAACCAAGCGGAGCAATTAGGCAAGGCAACGACTTCCTCTCAGCTGTTGCAGATCACTAATGACACTGCTCGCCTCAATGTAAAGCGTTCAATGCTTGAGTTAGAAGATGCTATCGCTACAAAAGACGAAGCATCTATCATAGCTGCAACCAAAAAACTAAATGCAGATCTTGGAATTCTTGGCGCTTTGATAAAGCAAGATCTAAAAATGCAAGACATCAAGTCAGTCCTTGAAAGCCTTAAGCCTAAGGATCTAATCAATCTAGGTAACCTAGATGCTGCTATTGCAAAGATGATTGAGTTAAATAGATTGCAAAACGCTAAAGCACCTGCCACAGAAGCGGCAGCTAAAGCAGCAGAAGCGGCAGCTAAGGCAGTTGAGGCTTCTGCTCAGTTAATCCCTAAAAACACGACAGATTTTACACTCAATAACCCAACCATTTTTAAGTTAATAGATAAAATGCTCCCTAGCAATTCATATAATGAGCAATTAGTAACGGCATTAAATGCGGGTGCAGATTTACCAAGCGCGGTGCGAGGCTCTAATTACCAAGCTAAAGCAGAACAGGACTACGCTGCATTCCTTAGCCAGATAACCATGAGTGGTATTGCTGGTCAATCTTTAACTAGTGGCATGGCTCAAGGGTTGCCTTTATCTAATGCATTATCAGGCTCGCGTTATGCAGCTCAAGGGGCAGCAAGTTATGGCGCAGGCGCAACCATCAACATTAATACAGGAGTTGGTGATCCAGAAGCGATTGCTCGCGCTGTTGAAGATGTTATTCGTCAAGCTAATCAGCGTGGAACTACGAGTTTGTCAATAGGATGACTTGGCTACCAGAATGGCGCATAACAGTCGGTACGACTGTCTATACCAATGTTACGGGCGTTAGTGTCACCACAGGTCGTATTGACATAGATCGCCAATGCCAAGCAGGTTATGCTCGCATGGATATCATTAACTCGACCAATGCCCTCTTTGACATCGATGTTACAGATTCTCTGACTTTAGAGCTTAAAGATAGCGGTGGCACTTATGTGCCTGTATTCGGTGGCACAGTCTCGGATTTTACGACATCAGTCAGAAGCCCAGAAGAATCAGGCTTCGTAACCATCGGCACAATTCTTGCAGTCGGTGCTCTGGCTAAATTGCCTAAAGCAATCTACACAGATTCTGTGGCACACAATTTAGATGGCGAGCAAATCTCTATCATCTTGCAAGAGCTGCTAGTCAATGAATGGATTGAAGTAGCACCTGCCCTTCAATGGATCAATTACGATCCGACTACTACATGGGCTAACGCTGAGAATGTCGGATTAGGTGAGATCGATACTGGTCTGTATCAGATGGACAATCTTTCAGCTGCTGATCGGAACACACAGACTTTAGTTCAGCAGATAGCAGACAGCGCACTTGGAACGCTATACGAGGACAAGCAGGGTCGCATCTCATATGCGGATGCGGATCATAGAATCAACTACCTAGCAGCTAATGGCTCAACCGAGTTAGACGGCAATTACGCTTCCCCTGCCAGCGTTAAGTCAATTCTTCAGATCGGCAAGATCCGTAACAGCGAGATCGTGCGCTATGGCAATGACTACGGCAGCACATACTCAGCCACAGACGATGCTTCAATCACCGCCTATGGTCGCTACCAAAGGACATTCGATTCCAACATTCGGTTTCTAGCAGATATCGAGGACATCATCGAGCGCGATCTAGCCCTGCGCTCAGTGCCTAGAACACAGCTCGATCAGATTACTTTTAGACTTGACAATCCTCTTATGCCAGATGCCCTTAGAAACGACCTAATCAACCTGTTCTTTGGCGAGCCAGTAGTTATCACTAACCTACCCTTCAACATGTTCGAGGGGTACTTCTCAGGCTTTGTAGAGGGTATCTCTATGAGAGCCACACCAACATTTGTTGATGCGACTATCTATGTCTCACCTACAGACTTCTCACTTATAGCCCCGACATGGGCAACAGTAATTCCAACTAACACCATCTGGAGTGGCGTAAATGGTACACTACAGTGGACAAAAGCGATCGGAGCTCTAACCTAATGCCTACCACCACACCTTCGTTCGGCTGGCCAGTTCCAGTTTCGACTGATTTAGTAAAAGATGGCGCAACAGCCATTGAGTCTTTGGGAGATGCTATTGATGCATCTATGACAGACCTTAAGGGTGGCACAACTGGTCAAGTTCTTGCTAAGGCAACTAACACAGACATGGACTTTACATGGGTTGCACAGGATGACTCAAATGCCATTCAGAACGCAATCGTGGATGCTAAGGGTGATCTAATCGCAGCTACTGCCAATGACACTCCAGCGCGCCTTGCAGTCGGTGCTAACGACACAGTACTAACAGCTGACTCAACAACTGCAACAGGATTAAAGTGGGCTGCACCTGCAAGCGGTGGCGGTATGACCCTTATCAATACGGGCGGAACAGCACTTTCAGGTGCAAGCGTTACAATTTCATCAATTCCAAGCACATACACAAACCTTTTTATTTTAATGTTAGGTTATTACACGGCAACGGGAGATGCAGCAACTTATGTGCGATTTAATAGTGACACAGGTAACAAATACACTTGGTCATATGTTCGTAACATCAACACAACAGTTGTTGGAAGTTCAGCACTTACAGGCACTAGCGCAATAATCAATACACGCACAATTGCTGCGAGTACAGCAGCCCAAACTGCAAATGCACAAATCAATGTTATGCGCTATGCCGAATCAACAGCAAATAAGTTTTTCACTTATTCAGCAGGTGCTGTTGATCCAAACACAAGTGGTGTACAGACAATAACTGGAAATGGTAACTTTGCAGACACAACTGCTATTTCTAGCGTTACTGTTTATGCTGATTTTAATTTCTCAGGTGGAACTATCTATGTTTATGGAGTGAAATAATGACTAAACCAATGATAACAATTCATAACTGCGAAACTAATGAAGTAGAAGTGCGCGAAATGAACGCAGACGAACTTGCTAAATGGGAAGCAGATCAAGCAAAGCGGGCAGCTGAGATCGTTGCAGAAGCCGATAAAGAGACTGCTCGTCAAGCACTTTTGGCTCGCATTGGTATCACTTCAGACGAAGCAAAACTTCTACTTGGATGAAGCCTAAACTTTCTAAAGCTGCGATTCAGTTAAGAGAGCAGTTCGATGACTCGTTCCCAGATCGTGACCGCACATCGGATGGTTGGATCGGTGATACCCGACACGCTGCTCGCAAGTCAGATCATAATCCTGATGAGCAGGGCTGGGTACGCGCCATTGATGTGGACAAAGACTTATTCAAGGGCGGCAAGCCAGACATCATGGGAGATCTTGCTGATCAGCTTCGTACCTTGTCCAAGTCAAAAGCAGACAAGCGTATTAGTTACATCATTTACGATGGACGAATCTGTTCCCACATCCTTAACTGGAAGTGGCGTAATTACACAGGGGCTAACAAACACACTAAGCACATGCATGTTAGCTTTAAGAAAGAAGCTGACAATGATGGGGCTTTTTTTCAAGTACCTATGTTAGGAGCATCTAATGAATGAACTAAAGACAGCAGCAGGATCTTGGGCTAGAGCCTTCTTAGTAGCAGCAATCTCAATGTATGCAGCAGGTGTCACAGATCCACAGGCACTCATTGCAGCTGGCATTGCATCAATCCTTCCACCGGTGCTTCGTTACCTTTCACCTAATGATCCTTCTATGGGTATTAAGAAGTGACACAGAGCGACTTCTTCACGCTTTATCTTGCCACCATTGCAGCACTAGGTGGCTTGTCTGGCTATGTAATCACACACCTGTTGTCTGAAATCAAAAGACTCAACACGCGAGTCGATGAGATCTATAACATATTGCTTGACAGGTAGCATTGTGCTATGGCAAGAAAAGCAACTAAGGCGTTAGAGGAACAAGGTTACTCAAAGCTCGATGCTTACTGCATTGGACTTTATGAGTACTTCTGTTCATTAAAGCGAGCAGGTTTCGCAGAGGACATTGCCATGTTCATGATCACAGAACCGCAAGCCTATCCTCACTGGATTCTGCCTGATCCCATTGACCCTGAGAAGTTCGGGGATTACGAAGATGAGGATGATGACTAAACGCAGATACTTGGTGATTTCGGATCTTCAGATTCCCTTTCATCATGAGCAAGCAGTGAAGAATCTAATCAAGTTAGTAAAGCGCGAGAAGTTCGATTTAGTCCTTAACACAGGCGATGAGCTTGATATGCAGTCTCAGTCCAAGTGGGCTAAAGGCACTCATCTGGAGTATGAAGGGCAGTTAGATTATGATCGAAGTCTCGCTCAAAACATCCTCTGGGATCTCGGCACTACCGACATCACTCGATCCAACCACACCGATCGTCTATACCACACTCTCGTTAGAGGAGCTCCTAGCCTCATCGGACTTCCAGAACTCGAGTACTCCCGCTTTATGGGTTTCAATGACTTGGGGATTCGTTTTCATAAAAAGCCCTTTGAGTTCCATAAAGGCTGGGTCTTAGTCCACGGAGACGAAGGATCGATGAATAGCAATGCAGGACTTACAGCTCTTGGCTTGGCTAAGAAGTTCGGCAAGTCTGTAGTCTGTGGACACACTCACAGGGCTGGCATCAGTGCCTATACAGAAGGCTTAGGAAGCCAATACAGGACTCTTTGGGGCTTAGAGGCAGGAAATGTTATGGACAAAAAGAAAG